ATTTCTATAGTGAACTAACATTAGATAAAAATCTTGATGATAATAGAGCAGGTGAATATACAAGAAGTTTTTATAAAGACTATTTCTGCTCTCTTACCGTAGAAACAGCTGTTCTTATTAATCAAATGTTCTTCTCAGAAAAAACATTTAAACCTATTTTTAACCTACAACCCTTTCTTATTTTTGGTGATGCTTTTAGTCTTGAACATTTACAAAAACTTGGATATAAAACTTTTAGTAACTGGTGGGATGAAAGCTATGATCAAAATGAGGATTGGCTACAAAGATTAAAACATATATCTAAAATAATGCAGGATATTTCTACTTGGTCAGATGATAAAATGTATGCTATTACTCAAGAAATGGAGGAAACATTAGTTCATAACTTTTACAACTTTTTATATAATAGGAGGTACTATGAATATATTAAAGAAGTTACTACTTTTAAAACTAAACCTAAATCAATAAGAAAACTTATATAATGATTATAAATCAACCTGTATATTTAGAATACGGTAGAACAGATCCTAAAGTAACTTTTTTAAGGTATACAAATATAGTACATACCTTACAAGAAGCTAAATACCTTGTAATAGATGCGTATACTTTTTCTGAATATGATAATAAACTAGATTTTTTTGAAACTATACTTGAAGAGTATAAAAATCTTACTCTATTAGTAGATTGCTCAACAGAAATGCTGACTGGTGATTTAAAGTTCCTTATAGAAAGTTTATATTCTAATAGAATACTTATACTAAGTAATGGTACTTCTAATAAAACTGCAGGTATACATTTAGCTAACTCTAAAATAAAACATATACAAGAAGATTTTTTTATTAAGTACTATCACTATTATAGCCCAGAGTTAAAACAGAATATAGGAGTTAATTTAAATCAATATCTCTTACTTACTGGTAAACCTAAACTTGAAAGAGAAGTATTATTATCTAAACTTTTTAAAAAAAATCTTCTTAAATATGGTAATGTATCTTACTTTGGTAAAGAAGAAAATACTGAGTTTAACAGTACAACTTATCTAGGAATAGAAGATTATTTTGACTCATATAAAGATGATATACAAAGTTTCAAAAATTCTTTAGGTTCTAATATGGTACTTGACGAAGAGCATTGGACTTTTCACCCTTCTCATACTAGATATTATAATGGAGTGCTGTATAAACAAGTTGATTTTGTGGTAGTCTGTGAAAGCGATTTAAATCAGTATAGAATATTTCATACTGAAAAGTCTACTAAACCTATTCAACTTAATAAAAAGTTTATCTTACTTAATAAAGCAGGAGCGTTAGCTGATCTTAAACAAAAGTTTTTAAAGTACCACGGTAGGGATATAAGTGAACTTACTGATTGGGTCGATACAAGTTATGACTCGATAGAAGATTTAAATGAGAGAATGGACTGTATAGTTAACTTAATAGCTAAAGAAACAAAAAATAAAAAAATAATATGAAGAGAGAGTTACATGTATTTGGATGTAGTTTTACAGATTATCCTCAATGGCCGATATGGGCTGACTGGTTAGCTATGTACTTTCCAGATAAGTCTTTTTACAAACATGCAACAGGTGGGACAGGTAACAAAGCTATTTTTAACAGGGTTATTAATGAACTTTCGAATATGGATACTTATCATGATAAAGTATTTATTATACAGTGGGGGAGTTGTGCGAGAGAAGATAGATTTCATAAAGATCATAATCATGCTTCAACCTTACAGAGTTTATATGGACAGTGCGGTGCATTAGGTAACACTTATTGTTATGATAAAGAGTTTATTAAAAAAGAGTTTTCCTTTAAACAATCAGTATTCGAACATACCAATCAAGTATATACAGTTGCTGAACTTTTAAAAGCAAAGAAGATAAACTATATAATGACATATATGATGGATCCTACTATTGAAAATATGTTAGGCGAACCAGGATTTAATGTAAATAACGAATGGGCAAGTGTACAAGAGATGGACAACTTACAACCTTTGTATGCTAAACTAAAAAGATATTACACAAAATATAACTTTACAGAAACTTGTATGACTATGGACCAAATGGAGTATAACGATATAGTTTATAGTTTTGTAAATAATGAAAAGCAAGTAATGAGAGAGGGTCACCCTAGCCCTAGAGAAGGTTATATGTTTATGAAAAATCATATACTACCAATGCTTCCCTTTCTGTCAAAAGTATCTGAAGAGAAACTTAAAATAGTAGAAGATTTAGTTGATGAATGGTTAGATTATGCTAAGATACCTGAGTATCATCTAGATAAAGAAGAACCTAAAACATGGCCTTGTTCAAAAAGATATAATAATAGTAATGCTATGGCTGTTGAAAAATATTTAGGCTATTTATATAAAAACATTTAAGTATATGAAAATAGGTTTTATTGGAGTTGGAAAACTCGGAAAAGACGCTGCCGAAGTTATGGCAGAAAAACATGATGTTATAGGTTACGACGTAACAGAAGTATCCCCTGAAAACTTTAAAATGGTACCTACGATTAAAGACGTATGTCTAGATCGTGAACTTATCTTTATAGCCGTACCTACACCTCATCATCCAGACTATGACGGTAGGTACCCAACATCTCATTTACCTAATAAAGATTTTGACTATACTATAGTTAATGACGTGTTAGATGAAGTAAATAAACATGTAAGTAAAGATCAGCTTATTGTCCTTATATCTACAGTATTACCTGGTACTATAAGAAGAGAGTTTATAGATAGAATACCAAATGGTAGGTTTATTTATAATCCTTATTTAATAGCAATGGGTACAGTAAAATGGGATATGGTTAACCCAGAAATGATTATTATAGGAACTGAAGATGGTTCTACTACTGGAGATGCTAAACTATTATTAGAGTTCTATGAAACCTTTATTACAGAAGGTACAAGATACGAAGTAGGTACTTGGGATGAAGCAGAAGCAATAAAAATATTTTACAATACATTTATATCTACTAAGGTAGCTTTAGTCAATATGATTCAGGATGTTGCTGAAAAAGGAGGCAATATGAATGTAGATGTAGTTACAGGAGCATTAGAAAGATCTACATACAGAATAACTGGACCAGCTTACATGAAAGCAGGAATGGGTGATGGAGGAGGATGTCATCCAAGAGATAATATTGCATTACGTTATATGGCTCAAGAGTTAGGATTAGGTTACGACTTATTTGATGCTATAATGAAAGCAAGAGAAGAACAAGCTAAAAACTTATCTACTAGATTAGTAATAGAAAGTCAAAGAGATAATCTACCTATCGTTATATTAGGAGAAGCATACAAACCTGACGTACATTATAAAGACGGTTCAACTTCTATACTAACAGGTAAGTATTGTGAAAGATTTGGTACTAGGTTTGAAGTAACATATGATCCTGAAACTCCTATAAAAGCAGTATACTTATTAGGACATATGGGTAAACATCACGATTATGATTTTCCAGAAGGCTCAGTTGTAGTAGATCCATGGAGAAGTTATAAAACTGATAAAAATATAAAAGTAGTACATTACGGCAACACAAGATTATGAATCTGACTGAAAACGAAATACACATATTAAAAAGTATTAAGTCTAATACTGAAAAGATTACCAAAGAGTTTGGACTTATAAAACTAGCTCAGATAAATATTAAGAAACGAGAACAAGATGCTATTTCTATGTTGGACACTCTAAGAAATGAAGAAAAACAAGTTGTTGAAGTTTTAGAAAAAAAATACGGCAGAGGATCAATCGATATAGATAGAGGTACTTTTACTCCTTCTAAATAGGTTAGGAGTATTTTAGTATATTTATTTATGTAGGAAAAAACTACTTTTTACAGGTTAGGTTTCGATTCTATACCAATATTTATAAAAGACTAAACATTTAATATAACGTAACATGGCAGAAACATTAATCTCCCCAGGTGTATTAGCAAGAGAAAACGATATTTCATTTATCGCACCAGCACCTACAGAGGCAGGAGCAGCAATCTTGGGACCTACAGTAAAAGGACCAGTAGAAGTACCTACCCTAGTAACTTCTTACGGGGAGTACCAAAGAGTATTCGGAACTACTTTCACTTCTGGCTCAGCTAAAAAAGAATTTTTAACCTCCCTAGCAGTAAAATCTTACTTTGGAAACGGAGGAAACTCAGTATTAGTAACTAGAGTAGTAACTGGGACATTCAGTGCAGCAACAGATACAGGAATAACAGCGCAATCTGGATCAACACCTTTTACTATTGATACTTTAGGTAAAGGAACCGTATTCAACAGTACAAGTTCACTAAATGCAGATGGTTCACTAGTAAACGGTACATCAGACAATATACGATACGAAATCTCAAATATTAATAACAGTCAAGGTACATTCACTCTATCAGTAAGAAGAGGAGATGACAATACTAAAGGAAAGATTATTTTAGAATCTTTTAACGATTTGTCGTTAGATCCTAACTCTAGTAACTATATTGAATCAGTAGTTGGTAATCAAGCGATTAGCAAAGTTACAGATGGAGACGGATCAGTATACATTTCGACTGTAGGAGAATATGTAAATAGATCAAAATATATTAGAATCTCAGGAGTAAATCGTCAAACTTTAAACTATATCGGAAACGATGGACTTATAAGTAACGGTAACTTATCTGGATCTTTACCAGCTGCCCAATCTGGAGCATTTGGTACTGCAACAGGAACAATCGATACTTCAGGTAACTTCTTTGGAGATATTAACAATACAGATACTCAAGGATTAGGTGATGCAACAGGATATGCAGATGCTATATCGATTCTAGGAAATAAAGACGAATATATTTTTAATATCGTTTCAGCTCCAGGATTGATTTATGAGTTCGGACAACATAAAACACAGTTAGATAGTATTATTTCTTTAGCAGAGACTAGAGGAGATGCTATTGCAGTAGTTGATACACAAAACTACGGAGCTACAGTGTCAAACGTAACAGGAACAGCAGGAAACATTAACAGTTCTTATACTGCTACTTACTGGCCTTGGCTACAGATGCTATCTGCTACTGGAAAAACAGAGTGGGTACCAGCATCAGTTGTTATACCAGGAGTATATGCATTCACAGATGGAGCAGCAGCACCATGGTTCGCACCTGCAGGTTTAACTAGAGGTGGAATCGGAGATGTTATCCAAGCTGAGAGAAAATTAACACGTACACAACGTGACACACTTTACAGTGCTAATGTAAACCCAATCGCTACTTTCCCAGGAGCAGGTATTTCAGTATTTGGTCAGAAGACCTTACAGAAAAAGAAATCTGCACTTGATAGAGTAAATGTAAGACGATTATTAATCGACCTTAAAAAGTTCGTAGGGGATGCTTCAAGAGGTTTAGTATTCGAACAAAATACTAATACTACTAGAAACAACTTCTTAGCACAAGTCAATCCATATTTAGAGTCTGTAGTACAAAGACAAGGTCTTTATGCTTTTAGAGTCGTGATGGATGACACAAACAACACCGCAGATGTGATTGATAGAAATCAGTTGATAGGACAGATATTTATACAACCAGCTAAAACAGTTGAGTATATTGTTCTAGACTTTACAATCGAACCAACAGGAGCATCTTTCGGAGCATAATTTTTTAGTAGAATATTTATAATAAAGAAATAAAATGGCAGTATTAGATCCAAACGAAATAATGTTTAGAGCCTTCGAGCCTAAAGTTCAGAATAGATTTGTCATGTATATTGACAACATTCCAAGCTTTATGATCAAAACAGTAACGGCTCCTTCCTTTACTGATGAGGAAGTTAAACTAGATCATATTAACACATACAGAAAGATTCGTGGCAAGAGAAGCTGGGAAAATATGGATATGACTCTATATGATCCGATTACTCCGTCTGGAGCTCAAGCTGTGATGGACTGGGCACGATTATCCTATGAATCAGTAACAGGACGTGCTGGGTACTCTGACTTCTATAAGAAGGATTTAACATTAAATGTATTAGGACCTGTTGGTGATATCGTATCAGAATGGGTAATCAAAGGAGCTTTCATAGTAAATATGGCTCAAGGTTCATTTGATTGGGCTACTTCAGACGTAGCAGAACTATCAATGACGGTAGCAATGGACTACTGTGTATTGAACTATTAATACCTCCAAATACCACCGATACTTACCCGGCTTTATGTCGGGTTTGTTGTTTTATAAAAGTAAAGTTCGTATATTTATATATAAACTAGTTTTAATTTAATCATTTATGGAACAAGAAAAGAAATTCCCAAGTGAGGTTATAGATCTACCCTCAAAAGGACTTCTTTATTCAGCTGACTCACCTCTTAAATCCGGAACAATAGAGATGAAGTACATGACTGCAAAAGAAGAAGATATCCTTACTAATCAAAACTACATCGTAAAAGGAGTAGTTATTGATAAACTTCTACAATCACTTATAGTAGATAAAAACATCAAATATGGTGAACTACTTATAGGAGATAAAAATGCACTACTTGTAGCTGCACGTATCTTAGGATACGGTAAAGATTACGATTTTAATTATCAAGGAGAAAAAGTAACCGTAGACCTATCAGAAGTAACTAATAAAACTTTTGATGAATCTAAGTTAACTGATGGTAAAAATGAGTTTGAATATACTTTACCTACTACTGGTGATAAAATCACTTTTAAACTTTTAACTCATTCTGATGAATATAAAATAGATCAAGAGTTAAAAGGATTAAAAAAGATGAATAAAGATGCTTCTCCTGAAGTTTCTACTAGATTAAAGTATATGTTAACCAGTGTTAACGGCAACGGAGAAACTAAAACTATAAGAGAGTTTGTTGATAACAGGTTTCTAGCTAGAGATTCTAGAGCATTTAGAAAACATGTTGCTGACATTCAACCTGATGTAGACCTTAAGTTTTACCCAGAAGATGCAGAGGAGGGCGTCTCTATACCAATCGGAGTTAACTTTCTTTGGCCTGACGCCGACTTATAGAGTCAACATTTTTACACAAATACATGAAATAGTATTCCACGGAAAAGGAGGGTATGATTATGATACTATATACAACATGCCTATTTGGTTAAGAAACTTTACATTTCAAAAGATAAATGAGTTTTACGAAAAAGAAGCTGAAGCTAATAAGAAAGCTTCAAAAGGTACAACTCCATCTTCAATGCCGAAAGGACCTAATATAAAGAAACCTTCTTATAGTACAAAGGCTCGCAAATAGCGGGCCTTCCCTATTTATATAAAAGTATATTTAAGTGGCAGACGACAATAAAGATAAAAGAGTACAGAACGAGAAAGAGATAACTTCTCAACAGAAGCAACAGAATCAACAAGCTTCTGAACAATCTCGTTATTCACAGGAAGCATCTGCAGCCGCAGCATCTCGTGTAGAATTTGCTAGATCTTTAACTGAAGAGTTAAAAGATCAAATGAATATTAGACGAGGATTAAATGAGACTGAGAAATCTGCTCTAAGTCTTGCCCGTCAACTACAATCTTCAGTAGCTCAAAATAATGTAGAGTTAGGAAACTCTCAAATGATTGGGAAGCAAATCGAAAAAGATGAGAAACTACTAGCTTCGATACAAACTGAAAGACTTATTGCACTTAAAGGACTTTCCCAAGACCAAATAGATTTATCAAGAGAGATTGCACAACGTCAGCAGGATATATACGATATTCAGGAAGATATATTTAAGCTAGAAGAGTTATACAATAAGGCAACCGGGGAGGGTAAAAAAGACCTTAAGGTCAAGTTATTTAATCTCAAAAATTCTCTTAAAACTCAAGAGGGTATTAATAATTCCTTAATTACTCAAGCTACTAGTTCCGGTACTCTGTCAAAACAGGAAATAGATAGGGTTGCTACATTAGACTTAATGTACCAAAATCAAGAGAAAAATCTTAAGGCTAAAAGAGAAGAAGAAGGAATCCAAAAATCCATCAATGATAAGATGGGAGTTACAGGTGCTTTAGTTGAAGGTGTAGGAGGAATCATGCAGAGATTAGGTATGCGTTCGGGTATATTTAATGATGCAATGGGCGAAGCTAAAGACAAAATGTTCGAGATGGCTGAAGCTTCTACTAGAGAGACTGCGGTACTGAACGAAAACAATAAAGTAGTAAAGGGTATCGCTAAAAACTATGGTAAAATTAGTATAATGCTCGCCGGAGCATCAAAACTTTCCAAAGGATTCGCTAAAGCATTATTTGATCCACTTACTGTTATATTAAAAATAGCAGATGCATTCTTTAAAGTAGATAGAGCAGCAACTGATTTACAACAGTTAACTGGACAAAACTCTACTGCATTAGCAGGGTTTAATAGTAGGTTAGCAACATCTACTGATGTACTAGAGGTAATGGCAGATCTTACCAAGCAAACTGGTATGAATGCCCAAAACATCTTCTCACCCGAAGTACTAGCAGGAGCTGCCGAACTTAAAAATACTCTAGGTCTAGCCGGAGATGAAGCAGGCGGACTAGCAATGATTGCTCAAACTACAGGTGGTAACATTGATGATGTAACTGCAAGTATAGTAGATACTACATCTGCATTTAATGATGCTAATAGATCCGCTGTCTCACAGGGACAGATACTTAGAGATGTAGCTAAAGCAAGTGATGGTATAAAAGCATCGTTAGGGGGTAATCCTAAAGCTATAGCAAAAGCAGCTTCAGCTGCCAGAAGGTTAGGAATGGAACTAAGCCAGGTAGATAGCATAGCTAGTTCATTAATGGACTTTGAATCATCTATAGAAGCTGAACTTGAAGCTCAGTTACTTACTGGAAAAAATATAAACATGGCTAAAGCTAGAGAGTTAGCTCTCAATAATGATTTAGCTGGTTTAGGAAAAGAATTATTTAAAAACTCAGCATCTTTAGCAGAGTTTGGTAAAATGAATCGTATTCAACAAGAGGCTCAGGCTAAGGCTCTTGGAATGACTAGAGATCAACTTGGTAAAATAGCATATCAAAGAGCGTTAGAAACCAATATGACTAAGGAACAAGCTGCAGCAGCAGCAGGAGTTAGATTAGAAGACATGGAGCGTATGGCGGTCCAGGATAAACTAGCTAAAGCTGCAGATAAACTTGCACAAGCATTTGCTCCTATGTTAGACATTTTAATTCCTATTGCTGATGTGATAGGAGGAATTATTGCTCCAATCGCCGGAATTGTAGGGGCTGTATTTAAAGGAGTTGAATATTTACAAGAAATGTTTAAATCATGGTTAGGTATAAAAGGAGAAGTCTTTGCCATCACCGATGAAACAAGTACTTTCGGGAAAATTTTAAATGGTATTGGTAACAGCTTTGCTGGTATTCTCGGTGCATTACCTAAACTAGCAGCTGGTATAGGCCTATTAGCTGGATCAAACGCTATTAAAAATTTATTAACAGGTAAAGGTTTAAAGTTTGATTTATTTGATAAAATAAAAGAAAAAGCACTAGGTGCAAAAGATAAAATAACTGAAGTAGGAGATTCAGCAACCGAGAAGTTAACTAAAACTACTACAGATAAGGTTAAACAAACTGATAAACCTGGTGGTAAAGGATCTAGCGGATTACAAGGATTAGCCAAAGGACTAAAATCTATGGGTGCTAAAGGAGTATTAAAAGGTATAGGTAACTTAGCTTTATCTGTTGTACCTTTAACTCTTATGGTCGTAGCCGTACCGGCATTGATAGGATTAGCAGCTTTCGGTGTAGCAGCAGGAATAGGTCTAACTGGTTTAGGTAAAGGATTACAGGCATTTGGAAAAGCAATGAAAGCTTTAGGTCCAGCAGGATTAGGATACGCTGCAGCAGGTTTGGCAATACTTACAGTCTCTCTTATAGGAATAGGATATGCACTTAAGCTAGC